CTATTTGTTTCCTAGACCCTGGATTAAAGTAAGTTACCTTGTCTTTTAATCGCTTACCAGTTTTCTCTGACCATCTCTCTTCCACAATAGGTGGGAAGATTTCCCCAAGATAATCTTCGATCATTACTTTCTCCATTAATAATTCTTGTTCAAGATTATCAGCCAAATCTACACTAAAGCCGAAGCCGTTGTCTATTTGCTGTGCTATAATCTTACCTACTAAATGTTCCAGTTGAATAGACTTGCTATACTTTTCTCTGAAATCACCTTGGTGGTTATAGATGTCTCGGGTTACTGTAACGTCTTGCTCACAGTATTCCACCATCTCAAAACTAAAACTATCAAAACCAAGAGTATAATCCATCTTGTAATTGCCAAGATATTCTCCCCAGTTCTTTAAAGAATTTCCTCCGAAGGGGTGGTTTTGTCTATCAGGATACATTAATCTAGAAACAATTAGTGTATCATACAATTTAGTATTTATCTTGCCATATAATCTTTCAAGCAGAGGTATGTCATAGAATACAATGTTGTGTCCTATTAATAAGTCTGCACTACGTAGTTCATCTACGCCTTTCTCTACGATATCACCGTAAAAACTTTTAGTTTCTCCTGAATCTATATCCATGACGGACAGACACCATACGGTGTCCGCCTCCATCATGGGTAAACCCTTTGAACTAATAGTCAATTCATTGAGACCGTTAGCCTCAATATCAAACGCTAATCTTTTCATACTAATTCCAATCGTTAATTACATTTCCGTCATCATCGACAGCAAAGCCTAACTCTTTCATGCGACCGCTGTGGTGATCATAGAATAAACTAGAAGCAATTCCTGATTTACCGGTCAGTCTATTCTTTAGAACACGGACAGTTGTGGTGTTCGCAATCTTAGGATCAGGGTTCTGTCTATCTCTTTCAAGAGCTATCACAGTATTAGGCACAGAAGATAGGGAACCAGACCCACGTAAATCTTGCAACGTGATACGGTCGCCTTCCTCATATGCCTTCTGTGTTTTCTTAAGTTGTGATACAACATCAATTCTTACACCTGTTCTCGATACAAGTGATCGAAGCTCTTTCATAATATTATCAATGAGTAGTCGTTCAGATGAACCTCCGTCATAATCATTAGCGTTATTAAGCAACCCAGTAGCTGCAGCTGTGATATGATCTAAGATAATAACATCTACACCTAGAGATACAGCCATGAATTCAATCCTTGAACAGAGATTCTGTAATCCACTGTTACCTAGGTGATCATAGATATATAGTTTCGAACCTTCTAGTTCTTCTCTAGCCTTAGCGTATTCTTCATCAGTCAAATCATCAATAGTGTCAATAAGAATAGGTTCTTTACCCAGCTTCTCTCTTAAGTTATTCATAATCTTCTTAGCACGAATAGCCCTAACAGGTTTACTAATCATAAGAGATACCATATCATCCACAGTTTCTTGCGGAGCTTCTTCTAGCATGATTGCACCCACACTACGACCTTCTTCAAGGTGATGGTGGATTATTTCTCTAAGTATAGTAGACTTACCTGAGCCAGTACCTGAAGACCATAACGTAATCTCGCCACTTCTTTGCCCAAGTAGAAACTCGGATAAAGAATCGAATGGGAAGGGGTATACATTAACTTGATCTATAGTAGATGTATTAGGAATCTGAGATACATGAACGATTTCATCTGGTGAATATCGTTGTGCTTCAAAGATTGCCTTGACTACATCTCTACCAGCACCTTTAAGTACGCATTCGTTAGCATCCTTGTAAGGTAACTGAGCAACTTTACATTTTCCAGGTGGGAGTAAATCAGCAACAGCAGATGTTGCATCTTGTCCTGCCTGATCCATATCAAACATTAGTACAACTTCTTCATAGCTACTGACGAACTCAAGGTTATCTTTAATCGCCCTCGCCGCACCTGCAGCACCCGTAGGTAAGCTAACAACAGCCCACTTATGTTCCATAAGTTGACTTACAGTCATACAGTCTATCTCTCCTTCAGTAATAACAACACGCTTACCTTTAGAACTTTTCCATAGGTGTTGTCCCCATAGTGGAGCATTACTTGCTTCGCCTCTCCATTGAAAAGCCTTGTTCGGTCCGCGTAGTTTCTGTGCTATTACTTTATTGTCACGGTAGAAATTAGCAATCTCTACTTTCTTTCCTTGTGAACTAAGTTGTTGATAACCAAATACCCTACACGTTTTCTCCGATAGTTTTCTTTCCGGTATAGCTTTAAGATCTCCGGATAAGAAAGCTAGGTTTGGTTTAGTTTCCATCTGCATTTCGATGTTTCCTCCTTTATAATATTTACACGAAAAACAATACTTATGTCCATCATCATAGATGGCTAAGTTATCATGAGAATTGTCCCGCCCGTGGCTAGCACAGGCAGGACATTGTTCTCGGCTAATTACATTTGACATGTATTCTCCTATTTCTTACAGCAGTCTCCGCTGAACAACGGACATTTCTTACAAACATAACACCATAAAGGCTTACCCATCATAGCACCTGCCATAAATACTACCATAGAATAGAACACGGTTCCTAATATTGAATCAATCCAATGCATTAAAACATCTCCTTAAGTTTTATATCGCCATCGTTGACGATCTTCCAAATAATTTTTCCTCCCCACGCTATAGATATAGCACCAGTTGCTATAACTACTGGAAGGAATATCCAATTAGCATACATTGCTAACGCATAGTTTATTACTATGAATATAATTCCGCCTATCAACGGCTTCCATCCCATACGTCCGCCTGTTAGCATAAGCAAAGCCATGCCAGCTAATGTACATAGTCCACCAAGCCAGCTGAGCATAGGGCTACAACTAGCCACCGGTGCATTGACTGCTTCGCTTGGGATCATCTGTGTTGGTGACGCTGGGAACCAACCCGTACTCGTAGAACATCCTATTAGTATACTACTAAATAATAGGCATGTCAATAGTTTCTTCATCGTTTTCTCTCCTTAAATAATCGTACTCTAATATCATTGACTTAGGTATCTTAGTTACTTGACCGAACTCATCATCTCCAACGCTATCGGTTAGTGCTACGTGACTCTCGTCATTATGTAATACATATCCTATAGTATACATAATAGGTAGGGGAGATGACGCAGTTGTCAACGCCTCTTCTCTTGTAGTCCAACCTGCTTCAGCAGATGTGATAGCATCAGTCCATTTAATCCATGCCATCCTCATTCACCACACTCATCATCCACTATAAGGTTTCCATCTTCGTCTATCTTTAGATCGCTCATATAGTATTTACTCCTATAACAAAGTACCCCATTTTTTTAGGATCTGTCCATTGCTTGGTAGCATAGACTTTATGAATCTGTGTATCATCTTCCCATAATTTTTTATTAAAGGAGTCGAATACAGCCTTAATATAGTTATCTATATCTGCCCTTGGGGAAACTAGTTTAGTTTTCTTAGGTCTTGTTACATACAATTCTAAGTCTACTTCTAGAGGTCCAACCAAAGGAACAAAGGACTCACCTAATAGCATAGGTACAAGTTCTGTCATTTCTTTTCTAAATTTTTTATAAGGTCCTGCAAAGTAAGCCCCGTGTTTAGATACACGGGGTCTACTTGCAGCAACGGGACTAATAGGAAACAGCCACTCCATTAGAATGGAATGTCTGATTCTTCGACACCTGTGTCTGAAGAAACTTCATCACTTGGTGTAGGTACTACCGGTGGTGTATAATCTGCACCATCAAAGCCACCTTCTACAGCATCAAATCCTCCGTCAAAACTCGCTGAGTTTTTCTCTATGATCTGACAGCCATTAAGGTAGATACTTAACGAGTTGTCTCGTGTAAGAACAGTAGGTGAAAGCCGTAATCGAACCTTATCTCCTCCGTAAGGAGTCGCTACGGTTTCGTTTGCCGCTGCATCTCGACAGGGGAATGTAGCTTTGTTCTGCTTGACAAAGGTTTTAGTCTTAGCCTTAAGAACTGTACGCCCTTCGTCATCTACACGAAGACCATTAATCTTCGTTGCTCCCATCTCTTGTTGTAATTCATCTAGCTTCGACTGAAGCTCGTCATCTACCTGAACAGTAATGTTGTGGTTGGATGAGTCTTGCCCAAACTTATCGTCTGGTGCGTGAAGATGTGACCATATTACATCTACAGTATCTGTTGTAAAAGCTTTTGATTTAGTCATTGTTTTGTTCTCCTTCTGATTTAACTTTTGTTTTAATATGATCCAAAGAATTTTGGATCTCTTGTGCAACTCTTTGTAGAGTCTCCTTTACATTTGTTAGATACGCCTGAACTTCTTCTAAAGAAATCCATACCGTATCTTTATCTGCCTCAGCCATCTCGAGCTTATCACTCTCGGCTTTAGCCTTCCAATCATTGTCTACCTTCATATCTGAATCCATTAATCCATAATCTCCAAGTAAGGTTTTCCATTTATTACAACACCAGCACCATTGACTGGTTTGCGTAGAAAGTTTTTACCATAATACATTAAAATGTGATCCCTGTCAACCCCACAAGGTACATTAAATCCAAAAAGTTTTGTATTATTTGGACCCTGAGACCAAGCTACACTTCCTGTTGAATGTATATGTCCACACACAGTACTTTGCATCCTAGCCTTAGCCTGTGTTAATGCAGGACATACACCTGTCCTTGATCCTGTGCCATGTATGTAAGAAACATTATCAATAACCCATTCATATCCCCACTCCCAATTAGGAGTATCGAATACATCTTTGTAGTCCCTTAAGTACATTGAAGGAATACCTGATGCCGAAGCAAGCCTGTGTATTCTTTCATCGTGATTGCCAATACAAACCTTAGCCTTAGGGAAAGCCTTCTTCCACTCCTTCAACTTACTGATAGCTCTATGATACTCTGCGGTTGCTGAGTCAGCTTCAGGATGTTTTTGGTGAAACGAAACTGCGTGGTGGTCAAGGATATCACCTATGAAAACCACTTGCTTTGTCTTATACTTCTTACGTAATCCCTTACAGAAATCTAAATAGTCACCTCTTTCAGCTGGCAGGTGTACGTCTCCAATTACTAGAACTCTATTTGAATCCTCCATTATTATTCTCCGGTGGTATACTCAAAACTAAATCTATACCGCTGTTCTCAATAGGAATTTGGTGGCGATAGAAGTCCACAAAAAGATTAGACATAAATATATCCATCATCCTTTTGCTAGGGAAACTAATCTCCATTCTCTTTTGATCCTCATCTGAAACAGCAGCTAATTCCATGGCATACATAATGCCACGTTCCATATCATCTTCGCTATTAATTATTATATTAGTCATATCCTTCCCCCCTATCCAAAAAAGTAATTCGATTTTAAAACCTCAGAGATATTGAAGTCGCCCACTTTAGGGACATCAGGTAACTTAATACCCAATTGATTTTCAATATCTTTTCTAAAAATTTCTAATTGATTATCCTTATGTATGTAGTAAAATTCCTCGTTAATAAATACCCGCATCTTCTCTACATCATTAGCATGACAGCCATAAGAATCATGGATCATGCAAACATCGTAGATAAAATTATTTAGCATTCTATACAGCGTATTAAACATATGCGCCGCATCTAAACTGTGTATATAATTAGGAGCTATTGCTTGCAATGCAGCTCTTTCATCTACATCCTTAGTCCTAACAAAAAAGGTTAGTTCCTTTGTGCTATACAGTTTGGATAGGGAGCGTCTTGTTTTATTTTTATTATAATGATGAACAACTTTAAACCCAGAAGGCGTTGTCCAAACGACATGCTTGTTAAGCTCATTAGCTTTAGATACAATATCCTTTAGATACCTCTTGCCTTTGTTCGGCTCTGACAAAGATAAGTCTAAGCTATTCTTAATAGCTCGGGACAACTCAGTAATAGCCGCACCTCTCTTTTCTTTAGGTATCCAATCAAGATGACCTTCTGTCTTTATGTATCTCTGTATACCATAGAAAGTTAAACCATAGGGTTCACACATTGTACTACGCTTAGTAACTTTACGATCTATAGCATCATTCCATTGAGTAAGAAACAAATCAAACCACTCATTGCTATCTCTAAACTTGAGACATAAATCTGTTGTTATATCTGCAACGTATTGATACAAATCTTGCGGCTTACTGTTAGGACTAACGCTAGTAAGACCAGCAATCTTAGGATCTTTCATGATAGCAGACCAATGTTGATTACCATTACACTTGCCATCTAACTGTACGGGTATAGAACTACAGCCATCTCCAGCAGTAATATCTAAAACAGCGGCAAGCCTTTGAAAGCTTTTGTTTTTCTTTTTAGAATCATCAACCCATTCTTTATTTGAATAAGGATCTTCAGCAATTCTTTCAAGCATCTCCCAGTTGTCGTCAACCCATTTGACTCTATCAGAAAAGGGTATCTTATCCTGATCAAATAAGTTGGCAAGATTTATCTTAAGCCAATACAATCCAGAAGGAGTAAGTTCCCTTCGGTTAGCAAACATAATCAACCCACGATCAAAGTCAGAAGATTGAGGGGAGAGTAACTCACATGCTGTGTATGCTCGACCCCTAAAGTCTAGTGTATATACGTGGTAAAAAAAGTCTTGCTTTGATAGATCTCTGGCGAGGGCTAGACGTACTAGCATACGTCCCCGTGCTTGTTCTTGCTTGTACCATTCACCCCAAGCTTCTTCTCTATATTGACACCATTTAGCTTGTTGCTCTTTACTCCCATCTTTAGGGTAGGGCTCGTTAAACATGAATTCTTCGAAGTCAAAGTAAGGTAGATTAGCTAGACCTGAGTTGTTTTCAAACATCGTAGTCATAACCTCTTCGACTTTAGTATTGACAGACCACTCTGTCTTCATAGTATGGTTCAACCCATCGAGAACTTTTTGAGAAGGCTCTGATCTATTTTGATCTCTCTTTTTAGTACCAAAGAAATTAGATTTATATCTCTGAACAACAGGCTTTCTTAGATTAGTATGTATATACCCGCCCGAAGAGATTAATGTATGATCCTCAGGTAAAGAAACCATAGGTCTATAAACTAATACAGAAGTTTGCAGTAACTCATGCCTTTTATGCAACTCTTTTAAAACACTAGGATGAAACTCTACAAACAAATACTTGCGTAGTCTTCTACCCTTCCTTAATGTCTGGGAGGTGAGCTGAATTATATTACTAGAGGAAGCAATCCTTAACATCGTATGTCCAAAGTCATGCTTTTGTTTAACACTTAGTTTAATATTACGTTGTAGTTTTTTTGCAAAGGCTCTGCATCTTTTGGGTGTCCAGTTTTTAATGAACTTAGACTGAGACTCCCAGTCTTCTTTGAAGTCAGACTTTGCTCTATGGAATCCTATAATATCACAAGCATCCTGTGCAATTTGAGTAGCAACAGACTGAGCTAAGGGTGGAGTGTGTTGATCTTCGTTCCATCTATATCCCCAGAATGAAGAAGAGAACCAACACCTTATTACACCACGTATAGTTATGTCTGCTATTTTTTTAGCACCAAGTTCTAATAAAGGATACAACCATTCGGGAGACTTCTTTCCTTCGCATACTTTATCAATCCATTCTTGATAAATACTTTCGAGTTGCTTGACAGACGAGTCAAGAAGTTCTTGTTCAGGTATACCTTCGTCGGGTGCTCTAGTATAGTCAGTCCAATACTTATGGCGACCATAGTCTAGCATATTCTGTTCATTTAATATCTGAGCATTTCTTTTTTCAAACTTTTGTTCTTCAGTTAGCGTATGCCAAATCATTAATCTTGATCCTCCCAAAATTTTTGCACCATTTTTTCATGTTCTTCTTTAGTTATCTTGCCAAAAGCTAGATCATAGTTTAACCCATAAATTTCATCAGGTATATCAGTACTGCGAGTCCTGTCGCCTTTACCTGCACCAGTAGATGTATAGACCTCAGGCTTCCAGTTTCTCTTACCTGTTTTCGCTTTATGCTCATCACTCTTTCGATGTTTTTCTCTTAATTTTTTCCAATTCTTATGAGCATTAAAGGAACCACCAAAGTTTTGATCGTTTGTTTCTATCGATAAACTTTTCTTTTTCTTAGCCATACGTATCTCCTAAT